GGAAAATTTCCCTCATCGTTTTGCTACTCAAGAGCAACGAAGACCCGTCCAAAAAGTTGCTTCTGCTGGAAGAACTCAGCAGGGACGTAGATCTGTGAGACTCACCAAATCACAGGTGGCGATTGCCAAAAAATTAGGGGTGCCACTAGAAGAATACGCTAAATTCGTGAAGGAGGTATAGAATGAGCGATAATATAAAAAGAACTTCACGCGCGTCTGAAGAAAAAAAAGAAACAAGGTTAAAACCTTGGACGCCACCATCATCTCTGGATGCACCACCTGCGCCAGACGGTTATGTTCATAGATGGATCAGAACCGAAAGTATGGGTTTCCAAGATACGGCTAACGTATCTAAGAAAATGAGAGAAGGTTGGGAATTTGTGAGAGCCGAAGAGATTAAAAATCAATTAGGTGATCATGCTTATCCAGTCATTGCTCAGGGAACTTACGCAGGACTCATCGGGGTTGCTGGCCTTGTGTTGGGAAGGATACCTGAAGAGATCGCAAAAAGCCGTGCCGAGTATTTCAAAAGAATTACTCAAGACAGAGTCGCCGCGGTAGACAACGATGTCATGAAGGAACAACGACCGGAGATGCCTATTAATATTAGTAGACAATCTCGCGTAACTTTTGGTGGTGGAAACAAATCCTAATGATTTGGTAAACTTCACTCCAAAGTAAATGTTAAACAATAAAGGAGAAAACAACTATGGCTAATGTAGCTGAAAAATATGGTCTTAGACCAGTAAGAAAGTTAGATGGCTCTCCATTTATTAACGCGCAAAACAGATATAGAATTGCAGCGAACTATGGCACACCGATTTATCAAGGTGACTTGGTAAAACCAACTGCCAATGGTCAGATCGAAAGAGCTGTCGCTAATACTTCTGATCTTGTTGTGGGCGTTTTTAACGGAGTGTTCTATACAGACCCTACTACTCAGAAGCCAACTTGGAAAAACTACTATCCAGGAACTGTTAACGCTAGTGACATTGTCGCTACTGTTATTGATGATCCAAATGTGGTTTATTCAATTGATTCTGATGGTGCGTTTGAAACGAGCGACATCTTTAAAAACTTTGCAATAACCGCTGGAACAGGTAACACTTTAACTGGAATTTCTGAAGTTCAATTGGACTACAGTGTTTCTGGTTTAACTACAAGTGGAACTGTTTTACAAGCAATCGACATTTCACAGGATACACAAAACAGTGAAGTCGATACCGTGAACGTGGATGTTTTGGTTAGAATTAATAACCATTTCTACGATCAAGGAACAGGCATATAATAGGAGAATAAATTATGGCTATATCACGATCACAACTAGTTAAAGAACTAGAGCCAGGTTTGAATGCACTATTTGGCCTGGAATACAACAGATACGACAATGAACATGCAGAGATCTTCATGGCGGAATCTTCAGACAGAGCGTTTGAAGAAGAAGTTATGTTATCTGGCTTCGGTACTGCAGCTACTAAAGCTGAAGGTGCTGGAGTTGTCTTTGACCAAGCTACTGAATCGTATACTTCAAGATACACTCACAATACTGTGGCGTTAGCATTTGCTATCACAGAAGAGGCTATTGAAGATAACTTATACGACAGATTAGCGGGCAGATACACAAGAGCTCTTGCTAGATCAATGGCGCAATCTAAACAAATCACAGCAGCGAATGTATTGAACAATGCGTTTGATACAGGCGGAAGCTACAATGGAGGTGACGGTAAAGCACTTTGTACTACTGACCACCCATTAGCGACTGGTGGAACGTTCAGAAATGAACTTTCTACTGCAGCTGACTTGTCAGAAACTTCGTTAGAACAAGCGTTAATTGACATCGCGGCGTTCGTAGACGAAAGAGGATTAAAGATCGCTCTACAAGGTAGAAAAATGATAATTCCAAAAGAATTACAATTTACTGCTGAGAGAATCATGAAATCACCTTTATCTACAACTCCAGGTGGATCAAATGCGTTTGCTAAAAACGACATCAACGCGATGATGAACATGGGTATGATTCCAGAAGGTTACAGAGTTAACCACTTCTTGACTGATACTGACGCGTTCTTCATTTTAACTGATGCGCCAAACGGTTTGAAAAACTTCGTAAGATCGCCAATTAAAACAGCGATTGAAGGAGATTTCGACACTGGTAACGTTAGATTCAAAGCTAGAGAAAGATACAGCTTCGGTTGGTCTGACCCTAGAGGAATCTTCGGTTCTCCAGGAGCGTAATAAAATATATCTTAGGGGCGTATCTTTACGCCCCTAGGGGTTAAGGGTATAATTACACAAGGAGAATTTATTTTATGTTTCAAGGTGATGTTAAATCGCGATTTTTTGAAGATACTAATGCATCAAGCAATACCTATGTTGCTATTGCAGCTAGACCAACATCTACTTTCACTTTAGCCAATACAAGTTTTGGAACTGCGACAGGTAGAAAAATTACAGCAACGACTCTTGGGGATGAAACTCCTATTACTGTTACGTTAGTAGGAACTGACACAAATGATGAATCAATTACAGAAATCATTGCACTTCCAGGTTCAGCTTCAACTACGTCAGGTACAACAAATTTTTTTAAAACAATTACTTCAGCAACAGTAAGTGCACAACCAACTGCAAACGTATCTTTAGGTATGACATCAGAGGTGGCAGGAACAATTTTTGCAGGAAGAACTAGAGTAAGACAAATGCAAGTAAGTTCTGGAGGAACTGCAGGTAACGTGGAAGTGAGAGATG